AGAGCCTTGCCAAGAAACTTACGGATATTCTCTGCCCATGCCTGAATGTCTGGCGTAAAGGGTGACAATTCTCATCTGCGCCCACCTTGCCGCGCATCAAGTCGCATAATGCCCACGCGCCAATCTGCATCCTCTACGCCCTCAACCCGCATACGAACTTGCCTACCCTGGAAACGCACTGATGTTGGGTTGCTCATGGTAAATGGGCCATATTCGCGTTCTTCTGCGTTCGGGTAGTAGCGCGTCTTAAATTTAGCGTTTACATCGCCCTGCGTTTTTTCGTCTGGAATTAGCTCAACGACATTCATAATATTATCGCCAGTGCCAATAGCAATTGGGCCTGTTTCCGCATATGGCGTTGCGCTGTCGTAGTTGTAACCAACCTCATGCTCATACAGCTTTCCATCACTTGCAATAAACATAGGCTGACGGAATACGCCACGATCCACACCTGCGGTTCTATCTATATCACCTGTCATCCATATGTTTTCGGCATAGTCATAAGCAACATAGCGATCACACTCTATTGAACTCTTAGAAGGGTAGAACCACCAGATTTCATTCCAAGCCGAATTAACAACTGCGCTGACTTTGCTTTTTTGGTCTGTGTTCATGTCTGAAAAGACATAATCGCCAACCTCGCACGGTAAGTCTTGAACGCGCCCCCCTGCATAAACAAAGAAACCTCTGTTGCCCATCCAGAAAACACCGTTATCAACAGACACAGCCGCAGCCGCGCCAACAAGACCACATGACGTTCCAACCCGCTCAAGCCCATACACGAACGGCGGCCCCTGATATGTCAAAGTGTGACAATCTTCTGATGTTAGGATGACTGATTGCCCACGCGCCCTCAAACCACGCAGAATTGTGCCATTCGTTTGGACGTTAATATCACCCGCCTGATTTGTTGCTGCTGGTGTCCAAGTGGTGTTATCCTCTTGATCTGACCATTGTATCTTACGAGGATCACCGCCTGCGCCGAAACACACAACAAAGCGTTCCTCAGTAACCATGAAGCCAGAACAACTTGTAGGAGCATTTGATACTGGCTGTGCTACGACAGACGTGTTTAACTGCCACTCATTTAGCGTCCCATCATCTGGGGATAACGCTAAAAGGTATTCGCCCCAGTTATCAAGCGACCAAACTGTAGCTGGGAGCAGCTGGTCTGCGTCTTGGCGAGGCTCACCGTAAAGCTCTGTCCCGTAAAAGCTACCGCCAAAACCAGTGTTGATGCCAGCGTTTATAAGACCTTGCGTAAAAGATGTTGGCGTTATGTCAGTCTTTACGCCGCTTGCATTTACCACATATAGCGCATCGTCTGTTCCCGCCGCTATGTATCTATTAGCTTGGTTATCTTCCCAAGTGATAATTCTACGAGCTATTCCCTGAAGGTCTACATCCTGACGCTGACGCCACCCGCCAATCGGGCGCAAAGCGTCCTCGTGCCACCGCACTAAATTTACATCACGCCAACGACCCTGCGACATTAAGTCTGTGCCGTTGCGGTATGCGCCTTTTGGGATTTGTAAAGGAATAAGTGCCATTTAGTCACCTGATGCAAGAATGCTGTTGGTTTTCACCATATCAGCTTTTGTGAACTTCTGGTAGGTCTTAGTCATGTGGCTTGGCATAGGTATCTCTTTAACCAATGCACCAGTTAAGGCCGCTATGGAATGCGCAATGTCATAGAAACTTGTAGCCTTACCGCTGCCCACGTTGAATATGCCGCTTTCTGTTTTTTGCAAAAACTTCTTATGTATATTTACCACATTATCCACAGGAATGAAATCACGCTTATATCCTTGGCTTTTCTCAAACAAAGTTATCACTCCAGACTGCTTTGCTTGCCTTGTGAATAGGCTGTGAGGTGATGGCTGATCTTTATGATCCTCGTGCTTTCCGTGGACGTTGAAGTATCTAAACGCCTGAACAGGCATGGGCCATTCCTTGCTTACTATGTATTCCTCAACTGCGCGTTTACTTTTTGCGTAAAGATTAACAGGCTGCACTGCGTCATCCTCGCAGAACGTATTAGCATTTATGCCATAAACTGATGCTGATGATGCGAACTGAAAGTGTATTTTTCTATCCGCACATGCGTCTAATAGTTGCTTTGAAAAGTCTACGTTTTGCCGCTTTAGCAAATCCCAATCAGTGCAAGCTGTGCTTGATATAGCCCCTAAGTGAATAACTGCGGTAACGCCATCCAAGCATATATCGCCATCACCCCACTCATAGCCAATAGCATCGGGAAACGCCGCCATCATGTTTTGGCCTATGAAGCCCTTATGCCCTGTTATCAAAATAGCCATTTAGCTTTGTCATCTACCCAGACATCATAAGATGGTTTTTGCATGTTTAGCTCGTGATACTTGCAGCCCCATTCGCTCAACTGCTTCCTTGTTAATTCTGACCAATCAGTATTTGAGGCCATACCCCTAGCTGTCCAATATACGATATAATTACCGTCATCATATAGCTTGTTTACCTTACTTATCCGATCCTTTATCGGCTGTGCGTTCGGGTAGTCGCTCTTGGTTTGTGTGCAGATTGTTCCATCTATGTCTATTATATACTTCTTTGGTTGTTGGTGCATAAGTCCCCCGCTTTGTGCATGTTATGGCTGCGCATAAGTTCGCAAACCTTATGGCTTTATCCATTGTGTTTGATTTGGCTCTACTAAACGCAAGAGCCGCTAGGAACGTGTCCCCCGCGCCGCATACGTCAACTGCTTCTAGGCTTTCGGCTTTGTATAAAACCCCATCGTAAAAAGCACCTTTCGCCCCGTAGGTAACTAAAAGGTTTTTAGGCTCATGCGTTAGTGCGTTAAACTCATGCTCGTTTATCTTGAAAAGCGCATCACCCGCACCGCGCAAGTCTTTCTTCTTTGTGTCTATGTAGACGTTTTTATGCTGAGAAAGCGTTATAATATCCGCTTTAGATAAGAAGCCTTTGTTGTAATCGCACACAAGCACTGCGTGATATTTACTGGGATCAGGTAAAACATTAGTCCGCTTATACGTTTTATCGTAGTCAACCCTAAGATATTGATTGCCGTGCTTTTGGTCTACGTATCTATGCTTTTCTATCAAATCACCGTTTGGAATAATTACCTCAACATGTGCGCCTAGCTTAGACATGTTTTCCGCAACATTTAGTGCCATCCCGTTTTTCTTTGTGGTCTTGACGTTATTCAATAATGGCGTCGATGCTTCTGGGTTTTTGCGGCTTGTATCGCCAGTGTGGTAAACATCTATGCAAGCGTCACCTACTACACAAACTTTCATTTCTGACTGTCTCCCGCTTCAACTCTGTAGTTGTCCTCAACGCTGTCTGGCGTAGAAACTTCGATTATTGTGCCAGCTTCAACACAAGATAATTGGTGCGGCAATAGAGGTGGATTGTGCCAGGTATCACCAGCATTTAGCTCTACCGTGCTTCTGCTTGCGTCTTTTGTGTCAATGATTGTGACTGTAAATTTGCCACTTAAAACAAACCAAGTCTCATCTTTTTCGCTGTGAAAGTGCATTGAAAACTTTGCGCCAGAATTAAACTCTAGCATCTTTCCGCAATATTTATCGTTGCTGCACCAGATGTTTTCTTGGCCCCAGCCTTTAGCAACTATTCCCTTTAATTGCATTTATAACCCCACTTGTTGATCTACCTTCAACATAAGGCAAAATAACAACCTTGGCTATATCGGCACCAACAACTTCTTCTGGGATGTAATCGCCGCCCTTTGTTATGATGTCGGGACGGATTTGGCGAATGAGGGAGTGAGGCGTATCGTCATGAAATATGCGCACCTCGTCAACACACGAAAGGGCACTCAAAACGAATGCCCTGTCATATTCTGTATTTACTGGTCTTTGCGGGCCTTTAAGCCTGCGCACTGAGTTATCAGAGTTTAACCCGACAATTAGCTTAGAACCAAGCTCCCGCGATCTTTGCAGATACTCCACATGCCCAGCATGTAAAATATCAAAGCAACCGTTGGTGAATACAATCACTTGGGATGGCGAACCTTGATTTCTTCTACTTTGGCAAGCCATTCAGCTTCCGTAGCATCGCCACGCTGATAATCAAAGAACAGTCCATCTGCTTCTGCCGCGTAATCTGCTCGACGTTTTGCGTCAATCTCTGCAATGCGGTTAGCTTCGTCAGCCGCTAGTTCTTCTGCTGTTTTGTCGCGGAACTGTTGTGTCTCCACAATTTCAGTTGCAGTGATTTCTACCGTAGTTCCCTCGTAAACCTGACCAGACGCTTCAACTAAACGCCACGGCAACCAGCCATGATTTCTTAGTTCTTCATCTGATAGATTGTGAAAGTTTGAGATGTTTTTCCACGCTTTTGGCAAACCCTTTGGGCCTTTTACCACCGCGCCATCTACAACATATCCATAACGCATATTGTTTCTCCTTATGCCGCTTTAAGGGCTTTGCAACGCTTGTCTAGTTCTTTGCGCATTTCAGCAAATGGCTCATCCCACTTACCAAAGGTTTTCTGACGGAATACCCGAACACTGTCATACCAAGGTGTTTTCGGTTCAGGCTTCGCCCATGTGTAATATGGCATAACTGGAGCCAAAACCCAAGCCTCTACGCCTAATGCACCCGCCAAGTGTATAATTGACGTGCATGATGATATTACCAAATCGAGGCCAGACACGATTTCTGCCGTGTCGCTCCATGTCTTCATCTGATCGCGTAAGTCTGCAAACGGCAAACCGTCAATCATGTTTTCGTCACGCTGCAATGAATACAATGTAAGCTCTGGACGCTCGTGTAGGCTAATCAAGTAATCTGGATCAAAGGTTCTGAATTGCTGATGCTCAAACTGCGGATTACCCGCCCACTTAACGCCAACTTTTAGTGTGCCTGACTTGGCATACAGATCACGTTTACCTTTTGCCTTGAGGTATGGCTTACCAGACAACGTATCATGCTCATAGCCCAGCAACGGCGCAACCGACTTAGCTGGCAGCCAGTAGTCATAATGCATAACGTGTTCGCAGTCTGAGTTTATGCAAGTCATGCCATTTGAAGCAAAAAACTCTTTAAGCGTTGTGTGGCATGAAACAATTACGTTCGCACCCATTGCCTCAAACTCTTTAACCCAGCGAACTTGAAGCATTTCGTCGCCCATGCCGCCCTCACAGCGCAGCATAAGCGTCTTACCGTTTAGGTCTTGGTCACGCCATATTTCGCCCTCTATAGGCGGTGATCCGTAGACATTAATGAAACGGCCCGCGTCTAGCATTGATAAACCTTTTGATAGATTACCATGCCGCAACTCGTGCCAACCTAAGTTAAAAATCACGCGAGCATCATTCTGCTCACAAGTGCGCAATATTTGCTCCGACTTGTCGTGATCCCCGCGTAAGGCCGCTTCAAAGGCTAAGTCTAATGGTTGTTTTTCCGTCATTCTGTAAACGCGCCACCCGCATTCCCCATTGGCCCTTGTCCGACTTCCCACCAAACACTGTTTGAACCAAGTTGCGTAAAATTTGATCTGTTATTGGTGTCGCCTAATCCTAACTTACCATTAGAGCCGTTGCCTGTCACGAAAATGGTATTGTCTTTTTTTACAGCAAAGGTTCGGTCTCGACCTGCATATACTGCACGCCATGATCCTGTCACTTGCTCAATGCCCGCCCCACTGTTAGTATAATTGCGACCTAATTGGCCTGAACTGTTGTTGCCCCACATATATAAAGAGTTACCAACAAGGCCAGCTAAGTGGTTATTTCCGCTCGACACATAATCAAATGTGTAACTAGAATGGATAGTTGTAAAGTTTGCGTAACAACCAGCATAACCCCCAGACTGTAATTGCTGTGAGTTACCCGCAAACTGCAAGCCTGCCTGCCCATCGCGTCTAAACACCGTGTGATTGCTACCAATAGCTATTTGCACAGCATCGGAAACAGACGTTGCAGTTTGAACTGGCGATGATCTTTGGACTGTATCTCCAAGCCCATGCTGAGAAAGGTCATTTCTGCCCCAAACCCACACTGTTCCATTTGATCTAATTGCCGCTGTAAAGCCATCGCCAGCAGAAACGTCTAAATAAGTTTCCGTTCCAAGCTGTGTTGGTGTATTTACGTTCGTCGTAGTGCCGTTACCAAGATCACCACTATTGTTGCGACCCCAAGTGTATAAAGTGCCATCTTCTTTAATTGCAGTAGAATGATTTTCGCCAGCCGAAACCTGTGACCAATCGCTATCATTGCCAACTTGAACTGGAGAATTTCTTTGTGAAAAGTCACCTTTTCCTAGCTGACCATATACATTTAGACCCCAAGCCCACAGTGTCCCATTGGTTTTTATAGCAAGTGTGTGATACCCACCGTTTGAGCTTGTCTTCCACTCATTTGCTGCGCCGATTTGAACTGGAGAGCTGTAGTTAAAGTTAGAACCCAACGCATAACCAACGTCACCAAAAATATAAAAATCGTCTGATCCTGTTGCCGTAGATACGATCATTCCTCTATCTGGATAACCCCACGTTGTAAGTGAGCCAACTTGCACTGGTGACGATCTGTCTATACTTGTTCCGTCTGCCAAAAAGCCCGCAGAGCCTACTCCCCAAGTCCAGATCGTATTATTCGTTTTCAGAAGCATTGGAGCAGCAGCAAAACCACTACTACCGCCAATGGCTATGCCCTTAACGCCTGTGGTAACTTGAACGGGGCTTGATCTTGCTGTTGTATCACCTATTCCAAGCTGACCATAGGTGTTTACACCGCCAATAGCCCAAAGATTTCCGCTATTATCACACGCAAATTGTGGCCCATAACTTTCTGTGGCAATAATTGTATCCCAACTTTTGTCAGAACCAATTTGAACTGGCGAACATTTGTCATTGCCAAAACCAGACGTTTGATCGCCTAGCGCACCATATTGATTATTGCCCCAAGTATATAACTCCTGAGTATTTGTCACAGCAATGATGCAGTTAGATGCAGCAACTTCTGACCAAAACGTTCGCCCCCCGACTTGCGT